TCCGCCATCCTGTAAAGCGTTTCCCCCTAAAACGCTTGACGCCTGCCGCGTAAAAAGTGCGGCATGGCATACACCCAAACCCAGCTTGACACCATTGAAGCGGCTATCGCTTCCGGGACCCTGCGCGTTGAAATCGACGGGCGGGTGGTGGTGTATCAATCCCTGGAGGCATTGACCAAGCTCCGCGACCAGATGAAGGCCGAGTTGGGTGTCGCGTTGCCCGCAACAGCTCGTGGCCGCGCATGGCGTCCGCTGACGAGCAGCGGGCTATGAGTGCCGTGATTGATTTCGTCAAGGTGGTGGCCGATAAGGTGGCCCCGCCGCGTCCGACGACCGAGGTTCGCCGCTACGACGGCGGCTCTCGCGCCCCCCGTCTCTCGAACTGGCTGGCTCCGGCAACCGATGCGAATGCCGCGATTCAGACCCCCGGCGCACTCCGCAACCGATCCCGCGATCTGGTCCGCAATAACCCGTGGGCGGCCAAAGGCATCGGCGTCATCGTCAACAACACGGTGGGTTACGGTATCCGCGCCCAACTCAAAGCGCCGAGCGCGTTACGCACCCGGCAAGCGCAAAGCCTGTGGAATGCCTGGGCAGAGACCACCGCTTGCGATGCGGACGGCATGCACGATCTTTATGGTCTGCAAGCCATTGCCATGCGCTCGCTGGCGGAATCCGGCGAATGCCTGATTCGCATGCGCTCCCGCCGTGCAGAAGACAACCTCCCGGTCCCGTTCCAGCTTCAGGTGATTGAACCGGATTTGCTGGTGGATGACCTCAGCGGCATCACTACCGTTCAGCTTTCCGGTGCCGTCGGTAACAACGTCATTCAGCGCGGTATCGAGTACAACACGCTCGGTCGTCGCGTGGCGTATTACCTCTACAAAGTCCACCCCGGTTCTGACCTGATTAACCTCTCGCCTGCGCAATACACCCGCGTCCCGGCAGAGGACATCATTCATCTCTATCGGAAGGATAGGCCCGGCCAGGAGCGCGGCGTGCCGTGGCTGGCCTCCGTTATCGTCACCCTGCGCGAGTTGGGCATCTACGACGACGCCATGCTGAAAAAGGCGCAGATACAAAACCTGTTTGCGGGCTTCATGTACTCGGACGATCCGAGCGACATGGCTGACGAGATGGATGACGAAATCCCCGATCTGCAACCCGGCACCATCTACATGATGAAGAGCGGGCGGCGGATTGAATTCTCCTCACCACCCCCCGCCGCTGAAGACCCGCAATTCCGCGATGCCTGCTTGCGCCGTGTCGCCGCTGGCCTCGGCATTACCTTCGAGGCGCTGACCGGCAACCTGTCCGAAGTCAATTTCAGTTCGGCCCGTCTCGGCGCAATGGAAATGGGCCGCAACATCGAATCCTGGCAGTGGAGCCTGTTTATTCCGCGCTTCTGTCACGGTGTGTTTGCCTGGTTCAAGCAGACCATTGCCATTCAAGGCGTCAACACCACCGACCTCACCGCTGAGTGGACACCGCCCGCCAGAACCCTGGTGGACCCGAACAAGGAATGGAACGCGCTACTGACTGCCGTCAGGGCCGGATTCATGACGCTACCCGAAGCCATCCGTTCGCAAGGCTACGACCCCGACACCGTTCTGGCCGAACAAGCCGAATACCTCAAAAAGCTCGATGCCGCTGGCGTGATTGTCGAGAGCGATTACCGCTTCGATGCCAAGCCAAAAGTCAGCGCCACCGACACGCAAACAGGAGCGATCAATGCCTGACATCACGCAGCAGATTCCCATGCTTTCGACGCGGGCCGCTGTCCAGCCGCAGACCTACAACGAGGAAGCCCGCACCGTGGATTTGGTGTGGACGACCGGCGCACAGGTCCGCCGCTTCGACTGGATGGAAGGCCCCTACCTGGAAGAACTGTCACTGGACCCGAAGGCCATCCGCATGGACCGGCTGAACACGGGCGCACCGTTGCTGGCTAACCACGATTCGCGCTCTCTGGATGCCGTCATCGGCGTGGTTGAGAAAGCCTGGATCGATGGCAACCAAGGCCGCGCCACCGTCAGATTCAGCGACCGTGAAGACGTGGCACCGATTATCAACGATGTCCGGGCAGGCATTCTCAGAAACATCAGCGTGGGCTACCAGGTTCACGAATACGAGATCGAGAAGCCCACCGAGCGCGGCGGAATGCCGACGTACCGGGCGACCGATTGGGAACCGATGGAACTCTCCATCGTAACCATCCCTGCGGATTCATCCGCGCAAATACGCGGTTCGCAAGAACTGCATTCAGTTTCTTTAACCATCAGAGGTAACAGCATGTCTGAACCTTCAGAAAACCAAACACCGGCTGACGAAGTTCAGGCTCCGGTTGAAACCCCTGTTGCACCCGACGTGAACGAAATCCGCGCTCAGGTCCGCACTCAGGAACTGTCCCGTATTGCGTCGATCCGTGACGCCGTTCGCAAGGCCAAACTGGATGACACCTTTGCCGACAAGCTGATCGACAAAGGCATCAGCATTGACGAAGCCCGCGCCTCCGTTCTGGATGCAATGGCCGCTAAGTCTGACGCCAGCGCCACGCCAAGCCAGTTTGAAATGGGCAAGACCCATGAAGAGAAAGCCCTGCGCGGCATGGAAGAAGCCCTGCTGGCCCGTGCCGGTCTCGTCAAGCACGAAGACCTCAACGGCAACGAGTTCCGAGGCATGCGCCTGTCTGACTTCGCCAGAATGTCTCTGGAAAAGTCCGGCCAGAACGTGCGCGGCATGAGCTACGACAGTATGGCGCAGGCGGTTCTACGTAATGGCCAGACCACCAGCGACTTTCCGGTTCTGCTGGAAAACGTCATGCACAAGACCCTGCTGGCCGCGTATCAGACGGCACCCGACACCTGGCGGCAGATTGCCCGCGTGGGTTCGGTGTCCGACTTCCGCGCCTGGAAGCGTCTGCGTACCGGCACCCTGGCTAACCTGACCGCTGTCAATGAAGCAGGCGAACTGACCAACATGCCGATCAGCGACGCCACCGCTGAAAGCGTACAGGCCAGCCGTTTCGGCAACATCATCAGCGTCACGCCAGAAACCATCGTCAACGATGACTTCGACTGGATCGCTAATCAGGCTTCTGCACTGGGTCGCGCCGCTGCTCGCACTATCGAGTCTACGGTTTACGCCAAGCTGATTGCCAACCCGACCATGAGTGACGGCAACGCGCTGTTGAGTTCCGCTCACGGCAACATCCAGACCTCCGGCGGCGCAATCAGCGTGGCCACGGTCGATGCAGGCCGCGTCGCCATGGCCCAGCAGATGGACAACGACGGCAACGACTATCTCGATATTCGCCCGTCTATCCTGCTTTGCCCAATCAGCATGGGTGGCACGGCTCGTGTAGTGGCTGGCGCTCAGTACGACCCAGATGCAGCGGCACGGCTACTTGTGCCAAACAAGGTGGCCGGTCTCATCAGCACAGTAATTGACACAAACCGTCTATCCACTGGCTGGTATCTGCTGGCAAGCCCAATGGATGCGCCCGTCATCGAAGTCGTGTTCCTCGACGGCAACCAAAACCCGCGTATCCAGCAGGAAGAGTCATTCCGCACCAAGGGCTTGTCCTGGTCGGTTGAGCTGCCCTTCGGTGTCGGCATTGTCGATTATCGCGGCATCTACTGGAACGATGGGGCCTGACACCCAGCGACCTGAATCGGGGCGGTTCGCCGCCCCACCAGCTAACTCTTTGAGGAACGCAAATGGCTAACAATTTCAAATCATCCGGTGATGTCATCACTTGGACCAACAGCACCGGCTCTGCCGTTGAATCAGGGCAAGTCGTGGTCATCGGCAAAACGATGGGCGTGGCGGCGGTGGATATTGCCAACGGTGCCAGCGGCTCTGTGTATCTGGAAGGCGTCTTCACCGTGCCGAAAGTCTCCGGCGCAGTGATTGTCCAGGGTGAAAACATCATCTGGGACGCTTCCGCAGGCAAGTTTGACGACAATCTGGCGACCCCGGCAGCGGGCGATGTCAGTAACTGCGTTATCGCATGCGAAGCCGCAGGGAATGGCGTGACCACTATCCGCGCGGACTTTGACCGTCGCATCGGTACGGTTGCGACCGGCAGCTAATCGTGACCAGCGCCTTTGACCAACTCGCCAGCCAAGC